TTAAAGATAAACAAAGTTTTTCAATAAACCATTTACAAATTGCATAAATATAACAAACAGGACAATAGGGAATATGTATATTTTTCACTGTAGTCATCCTACATAAAAAGTTCCCATACAACTTGTTGCTAAAGTTATATGAAGTTTATTTGGAAAACGAATACCAATATCTGTTAAATACTGATCTGAACTTCCTCCTGCTGGAAGTGTACAAGTTAATAAAGCTGTTCCTGACGCACTTGCATCTCTACAAACCATTTCTGTTCTTGCATTAGATCCATTCATCCAGCTAAAACCTCTTAATCGTGTAGGACCATCTACAGCAGTTGCCGTTGCAGAAAGGTAAACTGCTTTTATATTTGTAGACATTATTTATTATCTCCTTATATAAGGATAATTTTATAGGATAGATAGCAGAAATGAAAGAGGAGAAGCCGCAAAAACGCCTAGCTTCTCCTTTCCATGTGTTTCACAGTACGACTTTAGGTAAAATAAAACAGATTAAATATAACTTAACCTGATCCTGTATTACCAAAGAACCCACGCCAATCAGACCAACCAAAGCTATAACGCTCTCGCGCTTTAAAGCGAAGGTTACCCGTATCGAAATCAGGTTCCATTTTCGTAGCCAAAGCAGCACGAATAAACATCTTTGTACCGTTAGGAACATCAGTTTTGACAAACCAAGCGTCAGCATCTGTAAATCTATGATTCACAAAATACCCTTTTGGAATAACTCCCATGTTCCGAACTGCATTGATATCATTATTTGCGCTACCTGTTACGCCGGGACTGTTTAGAATTACATCAGCTGTAAACTGATCTGTTGGCGAAATATGCAGTGAAACCGGATTAGATCCGACAAAGATACCACGATCATCTTTAATTTTTTGAATCGCAATAACCATTGTTTCGACTGCTGATTCCGACAAATCAGCTGCAGTTGTTGTATTATTTTGATCAGTACCGCCAATAGTTGGATGATCAGATGCAAATAGCGGTTTGCCATCTCCACCTTGATATGCCGCACCTGTATTGAAACCATTATTAAAGATATTTGCAGCCGTTGTTTGCTTCGAGGTTGCCATAGCACGAGCTAGTGCTTTAGCACGTATCTTTGCAAACGTGTCATACAAATTGTCTTCCATAGCTTCTTCAGTTACTGCAAACGCTAACGCAACCGTATTATGCGTATAACGTGCTGTCCAACTTTCTTCTGCCGTGTCGTATTGTACCGCAGCACCTTCTGACTTAACTGGTGCATCTCCGAAACCTGTCATCAGGACTTCTTCTTCGAAAGCACGATCCGAATTTTCAATTTCGAAAAGTGGTTTGTGCTCATCGTCGATTGCTCCGTATTCCAGACCAAAGATGGCATTTAAGCCGGGAAGGAGTTGCTTGGCAACTTGTGCTCTATTAATAGCCATTATTTATTTCCTTCCCCTAGATTAAACGGTGGCTGAAATACCAGCGGTGACAAATGCGTCAATGTGTCCAACAACTCGAACCAAGACTTTAGGATTAGCCGAAGAAAAAGTATTATCCGGTGTATCTACCTTGTCTACGATACGAAGTTGAGCACCACCCGTGGTACGACTTCCAACGTCAAGATCAAAACCTGATTGCCCAGTAACTGTACTTCCTGCACTGGCGTTAATATTAAAGTTTTTGACTTCAATATCTCCAGCAGTAACAGTGGCATCACAAGTTATTTCAAAGATGCTACTTGGATCATCATCCACAAAAGCATATGGCGTTGCATCTACTGACGAAGTTCCTGTTGGCCAATATTTAGACCAAGTAGGACGTTTCGACGTAGGGTCAACATATCTACAACCCATAAAAACACCTGCGACTGCGGTAGCAGAAGCAGCTGTTGCTGGTTGAACCATACCTGTGGAAGATAATTTTACCAAGTCACCCGTAAAGATATTCGCAGCAAGACCATTAGTAATACGATACCGGGAAAATCCCGATGTATTATAACCTTGACCACGCTTCCGGGCTGATTTAAGGCCACCACTTGCCATTATAATTATCTACCCTCCATAAGTATTAAAGTGGTTTAGCTTTAAGCGTCAAAGTGAGCACTCTTTCCAGTACGCACTCTTGACTGACTTGAATCGGTAATAGGAGCGCGAGGATCATTATTTTCAGCACTCAGTCGTTTACCAACTGCTTGTGCTAATTCATCAGTTTGCTGCCGTACAAACTCATTCCTCACTTCCGCATATTCAATAGGTTGTTTCCCTAAGGCAACATCCCCTCTAACTATGCATCCGGCAAATTTACCCCGTTCCAAAACCCGAAAACCTTCAGCCATTTCTGGAGCTTCTTCTGATTGTACCAAATCCCATCCTTCTCGTTGACGCATACCTATATTCTGATGATCATCCTCACCTTTTACAGCAATTCTTAACCATCTCAGAACATAACCATCATCAAGAAAACGCTTTTTCGTATCATCAGGAATGTGTAACCAATCCCTATTTTGAAAAACCTCACGAGCTTGGCGTGTTAGTTGCTCTCTTCTTTGACTGCTACGTTTTTTAGGAACAGAATTTTTAGTTTTTTCTGCTACTACTACTTCTTCATTTGTTGTCATAATTTTATCCCCTGCGCTTCATTAAACATTTATTTGTTCAACAGGTGTATAGTCACCAGCAGCTTTTTCAGCTTTCACTTTTTCGGCTGCATAAGTCTCTAAGGGTATACCCCATTTTTTAGCTAAACGTAGATCTTCACGATTTAGTTTAACTTTTTTGGAGGCAGGATTGCGCGACTGTCCTGCTACTCTTTGAGGCGGCTTTGACGGTGTAGCCGCTACCGGAACTTCTGTTTCACCTTCCGATGAACTAATTTTAAGTTTTTCAGAAAGTCTACGATCTACTTCCTGATAGAATTCATTACTGCTTGGATCAAAACCTTCATCTTTTAATTCAGCATCAATTGCTAAAGCTGTAACTGTTTCGACTTTTTTATCTGGTTGTCCAAACCAAGCATTACGTTCAGCCCATTCCTGTGCCTTTGGATCAAACTCTTGAGCAGATTGTTGCTGTTGCTGCTGCTCATAATAAGCTTGTTGTTCTTTTTTCTGTTGTTCCGCTTGAGTACGTCTATTCGTAAGACTGTTTTTGTGTAAATTAAGAAACTTTAAATCAGTTTGTGCATTAGTTAAATCTGTTTGAGCTTCTAAAATTTTTTCCTTTTCCCCTAAATCAAAAGCATCCATAAAAGCTTTTTTGGAAAATTCAACTTTTTCTTCCAGTTGTTTTTCTTTTACCTCTAAATTAGAATAATCAGAAACAACTTTCTGTTCTTGACGTACTGCTAACTCATTACGAAGTTTTTCATTTTCACTGACAGCACTTTGTAAAGCTTCTTCCCGTTCTTTGCGTTGACGTACTAGCTGACGTATTCGTTTCTCAGCACCCTTTGTTTCAATTCCATCTAATTCAGGAATTTCATTTTTAACTTCAACAGGGTCTTCTTTAACTTCCTCTGAAAGATCTTTTTCTTCCTGTTCCTCTTCAATCTCAAAATCTACTTTATTTTCTTCAGCAGAATTTTTAAATTTAGAGGGATCAATTTCAGCCCAATCAGCATCTTTTACTTCAGGTTTATTTGAATCTTGTTCTTTAACTTCTACATCCGTCATTTTTAATTTACTCCCGTAGTTTGCGACTTCTACGTGTTACGCATTTTCATGCTGCATTTGTTGTTGCGGTTAATCCATACATAGGATCTATATCATTTGGTTCAGAAATTTTCATAAGAACTTGATCATCATACATTAATATAAACCGAATTCCTTTATATAAAAACTTCTGTCCTGTATGTTTAGCATAACATACATAATCACCTTTAGAACACCAAGGTCCTGCAGGAAATCTCTCTTTATCTTTATACGCTAAATTTCCAATTTCCACAACACGTCCTATCGTTGTCAGATATTGCATATCTTCTTGAAATTTATTAGGTATAAAAACACCTCCCTTTGTTTTATTCCTTATGACCATCGGTCTTACTAAAATATGATAACCGGGAATTTCAGGAAGATTTTCAGGATCAGGGATAGAATTTTCTGTAATCCATTCATCATTTAATTTAGAACGATCCAAAGCTGGTTGTAACATAATAATTTAAATTCCTTTATCTTAATCTTTATCCATAGAACTAATGATGTTTTTAACATAATCTTCCATTATTTGACAAGACCTGTTTAAACCATCAATCAGACCTATAAGATATCGGTATTCTTCAAAAGTTTCGCAACCCCCTGATGAAAGTTGTTCCGATACTTTTGTCGTTTCCCTTTTAACCGCTTCTTTTACAGAATCAATTTCTTCAAACAAAACAAAAACTATTTATGATTTGTGATTTTCCATGTCCAAGAAGGATCTTCACGTAAAACAGCTGTTCTATTTCTACGTGACCACACATCACTACTTTCGTGTGTCCAATCCCCAAAATCTTCTGGACCGGGACCTTTATAATGATCAGGACCACGAGTAGGCATTTGCTTTATATTTTTTGTTTTCTGAGGTTTTTTTGTTCTCACTTTACCAAATCCTTTTTTCAGTAATTTAAATTATTTAAAATTAATCTTTATATTTAAATTTGACTTTATGGCATTATTTGAAATAATACAACTACTATCCGATACTGTACTCATTGCCAATAATGTCCAAGTTTTTGTTATTTTATTTTCTAGATAAACAAAACGAATATCTATATCTTCATGACTTTTCTGAAATTCTATTTTCTCTTTTAAAGAAGAATCCAGATAAGGTAATACTTGAGTAGAAGGACCACAAGGTAATATTAATGTTATATGCCCATCTGTAATCGGATATGGAAATTTAGATGATGGCTGTGCTTTAAGAGAATTCACTCCTAAAAAAAAGATAAATATACTTATTAAAGTATATTTAATAAATTTTTTCATTCTATTTTCTCAGTTGCTAACATTATACCTTCATCTAATTCTTTACTAGAATAAGGTTGTACTCCATTCTCAAATTCAATAACTGCTTTCATAACATCTTTTAAAACTGATTCATCACTTAAATCAATAGCTTCTTGAGGATCAACACTTAACTTATTAGATACAAAAGTTATATATTCACTTGTTGGATTTTCCGAAGAAGGTGCATATTTGGAAATAAGACTTTCCACATTATCAATCCCGTGAAATCTTTTTTGATTGATCAGGTTTTTAGCTAAAGCTCTTAAACCCCATTTAGCTTCATCAAACTGTACATAAGTTGAATCCCCTTGATCTTCAGACATACCTTCCCACTCATCTGATGTTTTTATAATATTTCCGGGATTATTATTTTTTATTCCTCTAGGCAACTCATTCTCCTTTATTTCATTTTCAGGAACAGTTTTACTAATAACTTCTTGATTTTCTACGACATCTATTTCATCTTCATCTTCAAAAGTTTCTACTGTTTCAATTTCAGTAGGTTGAACTATAGCAGTTTCAGGATCTTCATAAAAATCTTCAGAATCTGTAGTTCCTTGAGACATGTTTTGAAGTTCATTAATTATTTCTGTAGTTTCATTTTCTGCAGAAGAAGTAATTTCTTCACCATGTTTAAAACTTTTTTTCAGATCTGATTCCTGTTTCTTAATTAATAATTCCTGTTCTCGGATTAAATTACGCATGGCTTCAATAGCCATTTTTGTATTTGAATCTCGTATACTAGATTCCTGTTTAACAGAAAGTTGTCCCGCTTCTTTCAAAGCTTTTAAATCTCTTTCCATATCACGTTCAGTACGTTTCCCAGTTTCTTCAAGAAGATCTAATGTCTGTCCCTGTTCTTTTATATCCAGTTCCCGATTTTTTAAAGCCAGTTCTGCAGTATTAGAACTAGCTTCCAATTGCATCTTCTGTTCTTTTAATTGTAAATCCTGTTCTTGTAATTTTAAATTCTGCATCTCCAAGGTATTCGGACCTCCTTGGGCTGATAACTGATTAGCTTGTAAAATTTTATTAGCAGCTTCAGACATCAGCATTCCCATACCTTGTTCATTAACTTGTTGTTGAGTTGCTCTGCCTTCCTGAATCAAACCACTCATTTCTTCTTGATATTTAAGAATCATGTGTTCTCTTATATTCGATACTAAGACAGGAACAACATTTTGCATAATCTCGTTTTGCCCATTTACAGGGTCCTGTATAAAAGCCTGTTTAACATTAATGTGAGCTTCATGGTCCTGTTGGGGAAAAGCCTTTATCGGTTTCCCTAATACAACTGATTGAATATCAGACACAGGATCTTGAGGTACAGGTTCCTCTTCAGGAATAAGATAACGATCCACATGCTGGATATTTGCTGCATTTAAAACAGATCTATGTATCTCTCTCATATTATATAAACCGGGAGGTGACTGAGAAGCCATCTGAAGAAGAAGTTGAGCCATTGCCAACCGATGAGCTGAAGAAGGTGTATTTGGATCAGAAACCGGAACAACATCTACTCTTCCATCAAAATCAGATTTCATAATAGAAAGATCTTCACCCGGTCCATCATAAGGATATTCATCTGGCAAGTATTCGAAATTAATCCTTGCCAAAATTCTAAATTCATTTTTCTGACTGTTATGCAATCTTTTATGAATAGCACTGAAAAATTTACTGGAAGCTTCAAGAAGAGCCATTGTTGTTCCGACAGGTCCATAATTTGTAGAATCATTAATAACCTGTTCTGTACTATCAGCAAACTTCTGACCAGACTTTGTAAGATAGTCCATCATATTATATAAAGTCTGCGAAGGTTCCCGGTAAGGATTATGAACAATAGCTTTATTTAAATCCATTCCGGTAGCTTCGACTTCCCGGAATTCTCCCGGAGCTATTGGATCATTATTACCAACAACTCTAACCCCTCTGGCTTTAAATCCTCCCGGAAGATTAGCAAACTGTCCTGCATCAATAAGATTACGCAGGGCTGCTGTAGCTGACATAGTCAGATTTCCTAAGAAATGCATAAGACCAAGACCATAAAAACCAAATCCGGGTACAAATTTATAATGTGTAAAGTGAGTTAGTTTTTCTCTTTTAGGATCATCTTTCTGCCAGTTACGTCGAATACAAAGAACCTGTCCTGAAGATTCTTCA